CCACTTACTACGCTCCGGGCGAACCCCAGATCCCAAGGGGATCAGAGACGCCAAAGCTGTAACGCTCGCGAGCCTTGTAGCGAACATTTCCGGTATCGAAGTCACCGTCCATGCTCGTTTCCAGTGCCACACGATTAAAGTGCTTCATCCCATTCGGAATGTCGGTAAGAAGGAACCACGCATCCGTATCGGTCAGGAAGTGATTCACAACTGTTCCACCCGGAACAACACCCATCGAACGCACCGCGTTGATGTCGTTGTCCGCAGTTCCAGGGCGAAGCTCAGACTTCATTACCCGTGTCGCCACAAACTGCAAATCGGGCGGGATAACGAGTGTCTGGGGACGAGCAGCGATCATCAGACCACGCTCGTCAGTCCATTTACCAATCTGAATTACAGCAGCCTCAAGAGAGGTCTCATTGAGGTCAACGGCAGTAGCCGGACGATTGGAGTTGTAGCCGCCACCCACAAGAGGATGGCCTCCACCGCCGGTAATTCCATCACCGACAGCCGTAAACAGATTCACACCATCGCCGCCCTGATAGGCAGCGGTAAACCCATTGTTCAATGGAACAACAGACTTGACCTGCTTGGTGTGGGCCATAGCGCGAGCTAGAGCCTTGGTGTAACGAGCCGACAGGGAGTCATAGAGGTTGTCCTCCATGGCCTCTTCCGTGATGGCAAAACCCATCGCAATCGTTTCATGGTTGTACCTAGCCGTGAACGATTCCTGTGCGGCGTCATAAGAAATCGCAGACCCCTCATCCTTCACCGGGGCAGCATCGAAGCCCGAAAGCTTCACTTCTTCCTCAAAAGACCGATCTGAACTTTCTGTCTCGTAGATTTCAGAATGCTCATCGTCATAACGAGCATACTCCATCCCGAAAAGCGCGTTCAAGCCCGGAAGAAGTTCCTTTAGTAGTTGTGCTCTTGAAATAGCCATTTATCAGTATCTCCTATAACCCGGTAGGGTTGTTGTAAGAATGAGGAGACGCTGTAAACGTGGACGCTGCATTGAACTTAACGATCACATCTGGATACGCATCACTAGCAGTCGTTCCTGCTGGAGCCAAACTCTTAGGTCCATCAACCCAGTCAATAATCCTAAGCGGTAGCGTAAGCGTTGCCGCACAACTATCGCCATCAATCGCATTCCTAGACTTACCAATAGAGGTAGATCCAGCGGTTTGAATGACATCACAATTAAGACCACGATCCGTGGTGTTCATCGCTTCGTCGGCCTGCATTTGAAATACAACATTCGGATCGTCAAGGACGTAGGCCACTGCATCTGTTGCTGCATTCGATGCGGGCCATTGGTCACTAAACGTCTTCTGTCCACTTGTTGGGTCCGTATAAGAGCATCCCATAAAGATACCAATAGAAGCCAAGGTAGCAGTTCCGGCATCCTTCTCAATCGTGCCGCTTGCCACAAGCTTAACAAAGTCACCGTTAAAAATAGCGGTGCCATATGTGGTAATGATTGGCAAGTGACGTACCAAGCCCGTAAACGAGCCTGCTGCACTTGTCGTACCAATGGGTCTGGCTCCATACGGTGTAGCTGAAGTAGCCATGATTATTTCCTAATTAGTAGTAAAGCATCAGCGACCTTTGCCGCCAAATGCTACACGAGTTTTACGATCAGGCGCGAGAACAGGCATCCGTGGATCGTTCTCGCGCATATAATTATTGTCAACTGCTTGCATCTGCGATTCTGCGTGAGCCCTGTAATAGGCTCGTCTTTGTTCCACTAACTCATCTGGCGCTTTGCAGAGCAATAACCCACCAACCTCAATGCCACCCTTCACACCCCATTCCGACTTATGGTCGCTCATGATCTGTAGCTCTGGGTGATCTTCGGCACGAACCGGCTCCCATCCTTCACGAAAACGCTTTGACACGTTCGTGTTATCTGGATTGCCTACCATAGAGGTCCGTATCCATCTAAACACCCATCCATCTTGTGGATCTGGGTCTGGAAGTATGGAAGCGGGCTCCCAAGATTGTGCCCGAATTTCGTTTTCACGACTCTCAAGCTCTCTAGGTTCCCGTGCTGCGCGTTCTTCAGCCATTATACCATCTCCTTCATTACTTGGGCTGCATATTGCTGGGGTGTAAGCCCCAGGCGTTTCGCGAGTCTTACCTGTGTTTCCGTCAATCTAACAGTGCGTGGATTGGCTCCGCTGTTTCTGGAAGCGGATGCTACCACAGATTTTTTTCGAGGTGGTGCGGTGTCAACAACCATCGTAGAACTAGTGCGCTGGCCATTACTACCGAATTGCGTAGGAAAGACTTCTTTCATACGAGAATCAATTAATTCATAATATTGTTCAGACTCAGGGTCAATACCCTCGTCGGTTACCAACTTTTCATGTACCCCGTAAGCAAAGCTTGTCATTTCCTTGTCAACGCCAAACCATTGGTTACGATCTTGCCACTCCATCGCCTTTCCATCTGGCTGAATTGGCTCTGGAATGTACTGTTGCTGCTGCTGTTGGCCCGCAATCTGCCGGTCCTCAGCCATCACCTGCTTTTTCCAATTATCGATAATTTTCTGGGAAACCGCAGGGGCATAAGCTTGAGAAAGCTGTGCGTTGGTCAACGCCTGCTGTGCGATGGTGATTTGCTCACTGTCGCCTGACTCATGTGCTCTTTTGAAGTTTTCTTGGGCAATTGTGAGTGAAGCACCTGCCCTAGACTTGCTTTGCTCCGTCAAAGCGCCCTGAGAATCCTGAACTAGCTTCAAAAGACGCTGATTTTCAACTTGGAGGTTCTGTGTGTAGTTGACAGCCTCATTTGCAAGGCGATCTGACGCTTCTTTCGCCCTACGCTCTTCGTGGTACTCCCATTTCAGCTTTTTTATGCGTTTTTGGGCGCGTTGACCCAATTCTGCGACCTCTTGGTCCGATGCAGTGCCGTCATCATCGTCTGCTGCCCCAGAAGAAGCTCTTTGGTCCCCTTCTGGGCGGTCATCCACGATTTCAATGGCGACTTCACCGCCATCGGCGCTTGTTTCTGTTTTATCAGGAAGCTCAATCGTGGTTTTGACGCCTAAAAACTTGTCTTCTTCGCTCATCCTGCCGGTTTCATCAGTCATTATGCTCTCTCAACCCCTCTTGGATCTTCTACGACCGCTTCAACAGTGTCATCGTTGATTAAACGGAATTCTTTGCCATGAATTTTGATTCTTGTGCCACTAAACGCCCGAAAAACCACCCAATCTCCCACCTGACAGTATGGCCCGCCGGGAAATCGGGTGTAATTTGCATAAGCATCCGGCCCCATGCTCATAACCCAGCCCACAACAGTCGCAATAGACTCTTCGTGTCGCGAACCTTCTGATTTTATGATGCCCCCATCGGTCATTTCGTCAACTTCAGGGAGCGCGATCAACAGTTTGTATCCCTTGGGTTCCGGCAACTGCGATGCGTATCGACCTTCTTCTTCCGTTTCATTGTCGGGGACAACCATTTGTTCCATAACTTCTTTTGCGAGTGTAGCCACAATGACTCCTCGTTGAATTATTGCGTTCCGAATGAACGTTGCGTCCTAAGTATCAAAACTCGTTGAGTTTATCTTCGATATCTATAATCTCCCGTTCAGCCCAAGCCAATCCCTCAATAATTCCACACATCTTGCGATACTCTTCCATATTTTTTGCCGAACCAAGCGAAACCACATCTGCAATTTCATTCATCTGACCTCTTAATTTCTTTTTTAGCAACGAGAGAACGTCATCACTCATTCTTATTTTTCTCCGCCATATTCAGGCCAAATTTCACGCCTTCGATCTCCTGTTCAGCGTCAAACTTTTCCTGTTCCAACCTAAGTTTCTCGGCGTCAGATTCCTGTCCGGCCTTAAACTTTTCTTGTTCCAACCCAACCTTAACGCCTTCAACTTCCTGTTCAGCATCAAACTTTTCTTGATCTAGCTGAGATTTGAACAACATTTCCTGGCGCTCGTGCTCCAGTGCAGCAGCATCGGAACGTTCTCTGGAAGCAATCTTCTCACGCTCAAGTTGCTGCTTCTCCTGACCCGCCTGCTGTGTGGCCATAAGTTTCTGCTGCTCCAACTGTGACTTGGCCTGGTCTGCCTGCGCTCGACGCTGAACATCCTCCCGCTTGATCTCCAACTCTTTTTCACGCTGCTGCACAATAGGATCTTTTTGCATCTTTGCGTCTTTTTCCGCTTTGGCCTTGGCTTGCTTCTTGCCCAACATCTGGTCAGCCGCGTCGGCAACCAATGCACTAAGCCGCTTTTCGACATCCTTGGGCAACGGCTGATCTGTCGGGGGAAGCGGAACGCCAAGCTCTTCTTCGATTTGATCACGGAAGATAAACGCCAGGTGTTCACGGACGTGGGCATCTAGGGCAGAACTAATGGCACTCCCCATTTTATTGTTCTGCATTTGTTCCTTAATCTGCGGATCATTCTTGAGTACCATATGCACTCTCATGTGTGCCTCATGGTCTTGGTACTCAAACGCCTTCACAGGCTTCAGCATAAGAATGTTTTCATTCTCACTAACTGGATCTGTGGGACTGGCTTCATCCGGCTTGGGAACAATCTTGTCCACATTCGGAATGCCAATCAACTCCATCATTTCACGATGGAGAAGTGGCATGTCATATAGGCCCGGCGACTGTTGTGCTAGTTGCATGGCCGCTTGGTACTGCATGATTCTTTGGGCCATTGTCGATGCGTTGGGATCCGAAACAGGGACAACATCGATACGGTCATCAAAGTCTTCAAGCTTGATGCCCTCCCCTTCTTCAGTCTCGTAGGGATAATCCGGTGATGTATAATCGCGGATAACCCCTGCAAGAATTTTATACTCTTGCTTTAGGCTGGCATGAATTCTGGCCTGGATCGCGGACTGTACTTTCATTGCCCGCTCCATGATCGCAAGAGTGGTCCCTACGGGAGCCTCTTGGTTCATGTCTGCTACTTTGAGATCTGCCATTGACGCAAAGCGTCGGCCCTCTTCTACGATATTGCCAAGTAACTGATAAAGAACCGAAGAAGGTTCCTTATACGGAAGGAAGGTGATGTTGTCACGAATGACCCCTCCCGGTACGTCGACGTCTCTGAATTCTCCCGGCATAATCGGCGTATCATCGCCTTTGATTCTTAGTCCACGAGTCTTCAATCCCCCAGGCAAATTGGAAAGTGTGCCCGCATCGACCAACTGTCGCAACAGACTGGTAGCTGACTTCGCGAGTCCGCCGATCATGTGGATCAGGCCAAGATTATAGAATCCAATTCCGGGGACATATCCATAATGAACAAAATGTTGTTTCTTTATTCTGTTCGGATCATCTTCGGACCAGTTCCTATAAATCGATAGAATCGTGGAACTACTCTTGTCGATGGTAATGACATAAGGCAACGCGACTCCATCGGGGTCTTCAAAGCCTGGTATGTCTACGTCACAATGCATTTCAAGGAGTTGATGCCGTTCATTGCTATCCCACGAAGGTTTGACGCCACCAATCTCATTGAATTTAGTTGTGATTGGATTTTCTTCGATGTGGGATGCAGTCAATTCAATGTCACGGTAGAACCCACTCACCTGAAGCTTTCTAACCTGATTCGTGCTTCGGTTCATGACGTGGGTGTAACGCTCTGCATGTTCTAACTCAGATTCGTTGTATGACACAACGAAATCCTCTGCCGGAACAAACATCGAAGTCGGTCTGCCCAACGAAGGATCAAAGTAGATTTTACGGAACGCTGACCCAGCGAGCGGCAGGCTGAACAGAAGCTTTTCGGTTTCAGACCGATATTCGGTCATGACTTCAATAAGCTGGTAATTCATGTACTCCTGAACACGCCGCGCCTGCTTCTCGCGGTCATCGGTCACAACACCCCAGACATGCGTCTTTACAGGCCCCTTGGCTGGCATGATTTCTTGGATGGTTTGCGCTTGGAATCGTACAACAGCTTCAGAAAGCATTGGGTGGAATACGCCACAAGCTCCAGCCCACGGGGTGGTACGATCCTCAATTTCCAAACCTAACTGATCAAGCCCTTCCTTGTACGTTGTTTCCCAAGACGAACGACTGCTCTTATCGGAATCAAACATCGATATGCAATCGTTTGCCAATGTACGAAGCTCACTGTCTTCGATGTGTTCGGCCAAGTTTGAATCAAAAGATTCCTCCCCGATGCCCATGGAGTCTGACATCGGATCGAAGTCAATCTCGACGCCTCCATCTTCCAATTCGGTAAGTATGGAGTCGCCAATAGGCATCTCATCTTCTTCTGCAACAAGGAGTCCCTCTGGACCCATCTCGAAATCGTCTTGGTCAAATAACCCATTAAGGGGTTTATCTATCGCCATCAATCCACTCCGGTACTCATCGAATTAGCGTGCATCAAGTTCGCACGGATCTCATTCAGCGCAAGCTGATGGATCAATAATAATCTGCTTTACGTCCCGGTAGCAACTCGTCCATCGGATAATCACTATGCATACTGATGAATCCACCCTGTCGGAACCTGATCAACGCTTGTGTTGAGGAATCAACTAAGTCATCGTGATCGCCAAACGGGAAAGATGCAAATTGCTCCATCACCTCTTCAGCCCACCGGGTTTTCGGCGCATAAACGTGCCCACTGAAAAAGAGGTCCGATACCGCGTTTACTCTAGCAACTTTGTCCTTCCCCCTGCTTGGTGTGTATTCCGCAACAGGGATCCCCATCCTGCGAAGCTCAAAGATCAGGGGACTACCCGCTGCTTTCGCTTCCACGATAAAAGCGTCGGGTTCGTATTCTTTGTACATCTCGTATGCACGAACCTTCAGGTCAGGAAATTCCAAACGTTCTTGTAGCGCATCTAGAAGAACAATCTTGGCCTGACCATCCTCAGTGTAAAAAACACCCCACGTTGTGCAAGCACTGTAGTCGGCAGTCTCTTTCGCCAAGAAAGCGGTGTCCCACGACTGTATCACGAACTCGCAATTCGGTGGGTCTTTTTCTGTCCACTCTTTCCACCACTCCCGCTTGATGATTGCGCCTTCTTCGGAAGTCGGATCCTGTTGGTACTGGGCACTCCACTTTGCAACCGGAAGTTCGGCCTTAAGGGACTCAAGCTGTTCTACCGGCCAAAATCCGGGCCATAATGGTTTGCCGCTGGGAAGAATTGCAGGCAATTCAATAATCTCCCACTCGTCTGCGCCACCCCTCTGGATGGAAGCCTTGAGAATTTGACCCGTTAGATCTTTCTTCGACCAACGAGTCATCACCAAACAAATTGCGCCGCCAGGCTGCAGGCGCTGACGTGGACCAGAAGTGTACCACTCATAGGTTTTGTTGTAGACATTGGGATCGTTCAACGCCGCTTCCTGCTCAGAATGTGGGTCATCAACAATCAAAATGTCCGCACCCTTACCAGTAACAGCACCACCAACCCCGATAGCGAAGTAATCGCCGCCCTTGTTAGTGTTCCAACGCCCCGCAGCCTTCGAGTCCGCACTCAACGCGACACCAGGAAACATCGTCGCATATTCGGAAGAACCCACGAGGTTGCGAACCTTGCGCCCAAAACCAACAGCTAATTCCGCAGTATGAGCAGTTTGGATC